ATTCCCACAACTCAAGCCATAAATACGCTTAAATAATCATGAAACACACATACATTTTTTTACTTTTAATGTTCAGTTGCTCGCCGAGTGCTGACAACCTTTTAACATCCGACCAACAACTGTTTATATCTGTCATACAGGAGATAGAAACGGGAGGTCATCCGGACCCAGTGAACGCAAACGGATTACACTTTGAACGCGGGCCACTGCAAATAACTGAGGCATTCTTTATTGACGGTATGGAACACACGCCAACAATCGTAGGCAAGTTCGATGACGTAAGAGATATTGAGTTCGCCACACGCATAGTCGATAGTTATTTTCAACGGTACGCGCCAAAACAGTGGATTGATCCATTGAATAATGTGGATTATTTAGCTAGTATCTACAATGGAGGGCCTACTGGACCCTCAAAGAATGCCGTCAAACCTTACGTCAAACGGTTTAATAAATTACTTAAATTAAGGAGGAATAAATAATGAAAATTCTAGTTGCTTGTGAAGAAAGTCAAGCTGTTACGAAAGCTTTTAGAAAGTTAGGTCATCTCGCTTTTAGTTGCGATACTCAGCCATGCAGTGGAGGTCATCCTGAGTGGCATATCCAAGGTAATGTATTGGAGTGGTTAGATAATCACTGGGATATGATAATAGCTTTCCCGCCATGCACATACTTATCAAATGCGGGAGCTGCCCGGCTTTATCCAAAGGCCGGAGTGATAGACAAAGAACGGTATTACAAAGGGCTAGAAGCTCGAGACTTTTTCATGAAACTGTTGGAAGCAGATTGTGAAAAAATTGTTATTGAAAATCCTATTCAATCTAAGGTTTTTAATATCCCTAAGTATGACCAAATCATACAGCCATACGAGCATGGCCACCCTTACAGTAAGAAGACTTGCTTATGGTTAAAAGGTGTCCCGCCTTTAAAGCCTACTAATATTGTTACAGATAATATTATTAGTTGGGTTTCAGGTGGCTCAAAAGATCATAATGGGAAGCCAAGAAAAAATAAAGGGATGAAATTTAGAGATTCTAAAACTAAGAGTAAGACCTTTAGTGGTATCGCGCAAGCTATGGCCGAACAGTGGGGAGGCCTAAACTAATGCGTAAAAAAGTAACGCCTAGAAATAACAGTTGGGAGGCAACCGTTCGTGCGGAAGTTCTCCCAACGGGGAGGTTACGTAAGTCGTTCAAGTGTCAGCATGAGGCTGACGCTTGGGCGTCTCAAATACTTGCAGATATATCTTCAGGTAAACCAGTGAATGTCCGAAAGTTTAAAGCACAAATGCAAAAGAAAACATTAGCTGACGGTATTAAGCATGCCCACGAATATAAATGGGCGGGTACTAAAAGCGAGTCAACGCATGTTACTAACTCTTTAACTTTGGTTAAATATTTTGGATCTTCCAAGTCTTTGGATTCTTTTGACGAGGCTTTAATTCAAGATTTTGTGGTTCATCTCCGCAAGTGTGGCAAGTCTAATGCAACTATAAATAGAAAACTAAGTTGTCTTTCAGTCATACTTAAGTGTGCTTATAAGCGTGGGTGGGTAGCAAGAAAACCGGAGATAGAGAGACGTAAAGAGACGTTATCTAGAATCAATTATTATTCTAAAGAAGAACAGCAAGAGATTATAGATACGTTTAACTCTGATGATTTTAGTAGTAATATCTTTGCTGATTTATTTGTGTTCTTGTGCGACACTGGACTAAGACTTGGTGAAGCATTAGATTTAAACTACAAAGATATTAGAAAAATTGAAGGGTTTTATTACATTTTTGTTTATGAAAGTAAACATAGTAATAGCCCACCAAGAAGCATTCCTTTAACTAAAAGAGCTTTAACCTCAGTTAGTAGGGGTATCTATGGTGATGGTCCATTCACTTCCATTAATAAAAGACAGTGTCGTACCGCGTGGCAAAAGCTTAGAAAACTTTTAAATAAAGAAGGTGAAAAAGATTTTGTGTGGCACACTTGTCGCCATACGTTTTGCAGTCTTTTGATTCAAGCCGGCGAGGGACTTACTGTAGTCAAAGAATTGGCCGGACATAAAGATATAAGTACCACTCTTAGATACTCTCACTTAAGCCCTATAAATAAACTCAACGCAATTAATAAATTAGAACAATGAAACAACAACATTTAGAACAACAATCGAAACAAAAAGCTAAAGATCGTTACGCAAAAACTGTTGCACATTATCGTGAAAACGAACAAGAAACAGAGACTGCTGTTGGTCGCTTATCGTTATCAAAGTTAACTCCTCATGTAGAACAGGCGCTAGAAACTTGGATACAAGAGGCACACGTCAGGGCCGGCAAGCAACACGCTTGTCTACCTTTGTTTTTACAGTTACCAGTTGAAACTTCTGCTTTACTTATATCTCGTGCAGTTTTAGATTCAATCAGTACCGCAAAAAGTATTACTGCAATTCATAAAACAATTGGCAATGCAATATCTCAAGAAGTTAGACTTAAAAAGTTTGAAGAATTGAATCCTAAGTTATTTAGAAGTATTCAAAGTTCTGTTTGGAAACAGCGAGGCACCCAAAGACAATC